AGGGTGAGCGTGAACATAAACACGACCGTCACGGCAACGTCGATCAGCCGTCTCTTTGTTAGATCGCTCACAGCAACTACTCTGCTTTCATTGCTCTCGGCATAACCAAGCGATGCAGCGGACTGCGCCGCTGATCGCTGGCGTTAGCCCACGGAAACCAGTTTGAACTCCCACGGCCGGAACACCACGATGGCGCTCGGAAACGGCGCTGGGTCGGTTGCGTCCCCAAACTTGAGCCTCCCCCGCAGGAACCGAATCTCGCCCTTCATCGCATAGCGGTGCCACCAGTTAGTGTCCGTGCGGGCCGGAACAAGGCACACAACCGTCGCCCCTCGCTGCGATGCTTCGTATGCCTTCGCCATCCACGCCTCGCACTCGCTGTATGGCGGGTTCATAAATACCGACTCGGTTCCCCAATCTTTCGCGAGCCCGCTGTCGTCCTCCGTGAAAAACCGCTCGCACTTTGCGTTTGTCCCATCGGTGCATGGGTCAAGAGTGAATCCGAACTCCTTGTTGAGCGAATCGAAAAGCCACTGCGGCGTGCCCCACACGTCGGTCTGTGTTTTTCCTCCGGGCGGGAGCAGGATGGACGCCGCAAGTGGGCTAACCACGCGATGCAGCGGACCCGCGAGAGCGTCGGTTGGTTTGTTCATGGTCATAGGTCGCGGGCCGCTGATCGCTGGCGTTCTGTGGCTACTTGCCGTCCATCGGCGGGGCCGGGAGCGGCATCCAGTGCGTCGGCTCGTAACAGTACGCGGGATCGCCCTCGCGAGCACACGGACACGACCACACTCCGCTCGATGAGTTGAACGACAGCAGGGCGATTGAGTCGTCGTCTGGCACTCGCGGGTCATACGCGAGAACGTCCTCGCCATCGGGAGGCCGCCGCTCGCTCATCGGAATCCACCGCCGTTCAAGAAAGGCATCGGTGATATCGTTTGCCAACTTTGATTGGAACGCATAGTCGGTCTTCTGGAGCCTGACGTTTTCGGTGACGAGATGCCCGACGACTACGAGCAGTTCCTCTGCCGTCATGTCCTGAACTGGATGGTCGAAGAACTTCATGCCTTCGACTGCATCAAGGCACCGTCTCCGAAACTTGTCGTACTCGGGCGTGTTCGATGTTTCTTTCATGTCTCCCTTTCTACGCTCACAGAACCAGCGGATGAAGCGGACGGCAGAGCCGCCGCTTATCCTGCGTGTTATCACTTCGTTCGCTCTAGGAGTGCTTTAAGAACGTCCTCGTCGTCGTCCTCATGGATTCGCATGATGACCATCGCCTTGCGGATCGCCTCCCGCTCCGCGTCGGTGAGCGTCGCGTCCATCGTCACCGTTACTGTTCCGCCCACTACAGCAAGCGTAGCGTCCTGGTCCGCCATGCGGAGGATGGCGAGCCGCAATCTTTCGATCTCGTCTGCCGCCGCCGTGATGGCACCGGCCGGATCGCTCTCGCTGATCTCGCGGTCCACCCAGCGGCGAAGACGCAAGACAATGTCATCACTCATGCCGCCATCTCACCGTGATGTAGGTGCCGACAAACGCCCCCGCCGCCAGCGGCACGAGGTACAGGATGTTCTTTGAAAACGTGACCACGCCGTAGGCCAGCAACCCATAGATCACCGACGACAACGCCGCGGCCCGAACCGCCCGCCGGTCACCAACCGCGATGATGTAGGCGGCATACAGCACGTCGATGACGACGTATGTCGCGAACACCAGCAAGGCGGTGACCGGCGAGAAGTCGGGAGACATCAGCGGCACTCGCACGCCGCCACGGGCTCGCCGTGGCACGACGCCTTGGCGGCACGCTTGGCCGCTCGAGCATCCTGCCGGGCTGTCTGCCGGGCCGCGACACGCTGGGCGACCGTCAGCCGCCCGTGGCACGACGCCGGAGCCGCCTCGCCGTGGCAGCCGGCGACCGCAGTGGCGGCCTCAGGGGACGCACCGGCGAGGGCCACGCCGACGAGGCCAAGGAACGCGACAAGCGAAATACCGAGAATAAAACGAAACACGATCACCGTCCTTTCGGGGAGAGAGAAATCATCGACCGTACCGGCGACACGCGAACCACCGGCCGTGGCCGAACGCCACGCCCTGGTCGATCACGGGCCACCCGTTTCGCGAGTAACAGCAGTTGGCGAGCGCCGCCTGCGGGGTAGGGCCGCTTCCGCAGCCCTCATATCCGGCGTTGCCGCCATGGTGGCCCACGCGGCCCTGCCGGGCTTGGATCTCCGCGACGCCCTGGGCCGTCGAGGTGTCGCTGACCATGCTGCAGCGGCCGGACGTGCAGCCGCGGGTGGTTGCCACGATCACGTCCTGGCCGACGGCGGTGGAGGCCACGACAACGACGAGAAGCGAAAGAAAACGCATCACGAACTCCTTTCGGAATGGGTGAACCGAACCACCCGCAGTTTGCCCGTCAGTGAACATGCGTCAACCTCACCTTATCTTCCCATCTTGCCAAGTAACGCCGCCCTTCGGGCCGCCATTTCCTCGCGGGTGATGATCTTTCGCACGGGTTTCACCACCTCGGCCCCGACGGCCGTCACGCCGCTGTAGCTGGCCGCCACGGCGGCACCGACAAGGCAGTCCCACCAGTGGTTGTCGCGGCCCGGGATCAGTTTCCATTCGTCCACGGTTCGCATTTTCGACTCCACCCGCACCGGCGCCTCCGCCGACAGGTGCTCGACTAGCATCTCGTGGTTGCCAGCGTGAAACGTGAACGCCTGCGGATCCCCGGCGGGCAACTTGATCCGAGAGGCCACAAACGTCTTCCACGCATTCGTGTCGTAGAGAACGTGCCGTTGCTTGCCGATCGTCGAGGTCCGCCAGTTGACGCCGATCCGCTCGCCGCGGTCGGCCTTCTTGTCGCTGATCGTCTGCCCAGACGCACCGACGAACCGGCCATGCGTCGGCAGCACACGCGGGCCGTAGGCCGACCGGCGGGCGAAGTCTCTCACCACGCCCTGCGTCTGTGCCCAGTTGGCATCGACGAACAACTGCCCCACCCGCAGCACCGCGTCGTCGTCCTCGCGAGTGAACTCGCGGCCGAGAACACCAGCCGCCACCGCCTCAAGGCCGGCGTGGATCGCCGCCTCAAGCGAAACACCTCCGGCCGCCTTCACCAGCGTTTTCTTGGAGTCGCGGAGGGTGTAGTACGTTCGCCCCTGCTCCGGGTACGCCCCGTAGGCCACCAAGTGGCCGCGGAGCTGCGACCCCCACGCCACAACGGCCCAATACAGGAGTTTCTCCTGCACGTCCACGAACGCGGTCAGTGTGTCGCACCCACGCGGCACAACACCGGCGGGTATTTCGATAGCCCTGCCGCGGGCCTCGTCCGGCGAAATACCTAGCGACTCTGCCGCGTTTTTTAGCGGAGCTTGTTGGAACTCCGAGGCGAACACGTCCGGCCCGTCGTCGATCAAGGCGTTGTAGGCGTGCTGGATTGCACTGCACTCAACGTCCGGGTCGAAACACGACTCCCACGACACGAGACAGCCGCGGTCCATCTCGTCGCGGTTCGCCGCGTAGAACTCGTTGGCCTCGCGATGGGCACGGGCCTGGTCGCCGACCACGTCCTTGGCAAACGTGCATCGCAGTTCGCGATAGCGTTCCATCCACAGGTCTTCGTGCCGGTCGGCAAACTGCCGCACCATCGGGATCCGCTCGCCCTGCCACGCGGGGTAGCGGCCTTGGTCCAGCAGTTGGTCCACCATGTCGTCCTGCTCGATCACGGTGGCGTTGACGACGCACGCCATGGACTTCGTGTGGCCGGCAAGTTTCATCACCGACTTCGTCAGGATCTCCAGCCGGGCTTGGCACTGCACCGGCGATCGGGCCGACTCCCGCGTCTGCGGGTCGTCCACGATCGTGAAGTCCGGGCGTAGCTGATGGCCCTCCGGAGTCTTCCACCGCAGCCCAAGGATCGACCCGGTGAGGCCGCGACTCATGATGATCGCCCCCGACGACGGCGAGCCTTCGATTGTCGGCAGCACGAGCGTGTCTTTTTTCCACCCGATATGGGTCCGCTTGCCGTCGTGCGTCTGGCTGTTGCACCGCTGGGCCTTGCCCTCAAGCGCCCGGACGGCATGGCAGACTTCGGGGAAGTCGTCGTACAGCAGGTCGTTGTCCGACAGCTCGGTGCGGATCGAGTTGATCGCCTTGGCGGCCAGATCGGTTTCGGCAGCGAAGATCCCGCCGAATCGCTTGTGGCCGTAGAGCACCGCCCACAGTAGGGCCAACTCGCTGATCGTTGACTTCGCGAACCCGCGGTACACCGCGTTCACGAACCGGCCGCCGCGGAGGACGCAGTCCTGGATCCGCGAGATCACCCGTTTGTGGTCGTTTGAGAATGGCGAAAGACCGGTGGAGTAAGGGAAGTACGCCACCAAAAACCGCTCAAGGTCCAGCCGGCACGCCTCTCGGCGGGCCGCGTCCACCACCTTCGGGATCTCGCCGATGTCCGCACCGCGACGAAGCCGCTCGCGGGACCGCTCAACATCAAGCGCCCGTTTCCGATCCGCAGCGGCCTTGGCCGGATCAGCCGACGGTGGCAGCCCCATGGCACCTCTCGTACCAGTGGCAAAGCAAGGCAGCGTCCGCCCGCCCGTCGTCCTTCACGCGGGCAAACAGGTCGGCGTGTTTCGGCCACAGCCGGGCCGCAGCTGCCCGATGACTGCCCTTGTCGCGGCTGACGCCCAATGCCTTGGTCCAGACCTGTGGCCGCACCAGCGTGTGCGGGATGGCCATTCCTGCCAGCACGCCCTCGACAACGCCGAACGATCGGCCGAACGAGAACGCGGACGTGGCCCCGGTGCCCTGCACACCCTGGACGTGCTCGAGGACGGCCATGCGGATTCGGTGTCCGCCGTCGGCAAGTGCCATGAGGGCAACCGTCAGCCCGGCAGGGTCCACCCGCCTTTTGCCGTTGATCTCCACCGTGGGCATTTCCCGGCACGCGATCCGGCCGTCGCCAACGACGGCGATCGCACCGCTCACGCCCGGGTCAATCCCGATCAGTAGGCTCATCGCTCACCTCTCGGACGATCGTCACCGTTCTGGCCCGACCGTCAACCCAAGAAACCACACCATCCCGACGCATCCGCCAGAACTTCGCCGCCACGTCGCCGACGTTCGTGCCAACCGCGTCGGCCATCTCGCGAAACGTCGGGGCGTAGCCGTTGGTGTCGCGGAGGTTGCGAAATACTTCCAGGAGACGGCGCTGCGTGTCGGTGGTGCCGGAGGACCGGCTGGCCATGATTGAGGCGGAGCAGAGTTTGCTGGTCATGCAAACTCCTTGACCGTCTTGGTCATAGGCACAAGGTCGCCGGCCCTCGTCACCCTGGAAAACATCGGTTCCTCGCCAAGCAGGCGAAGCCTTGCGTAGTTGAGAACACGAACCGCAGAACGTGAGTGCATCTTCGGAAGGCCGATGTCCAGCACCTTCTTCTCCACGGCCGCGAAGTCCGACGGCTGCGACAAATCGACGAGAGCAAGAAAGTCCGCCGTCATCTTGCGGTCCTCCTCGTCGTTGATGTTCAACTTCAACTTCTCCTCGCGAGCCGGCTGCGGTCGCGATGCCAGCTTCCTGGCGGCAGCCAACTCCCTGTACGAGTCGAGAATCCACTTGAGCTGCGGGTACAGCGTGTCGTGATTCCGCTTCACGTTGCGAAGGGCGTCGTACAGCATCGGCTGGTCAAGCGCGTGCAGGTCGTCGTGCCAAAGGCGACGCTCCTCGTCCGTCCACTGACACTGCGGCCAGAGTTGGTTGATCGACGCCCTGTTTTCATCCCACGTCCTCACAGGTTGCCTCCTGCCGCCTGGCGGCTTCGTGCTCGATGCGGCCCCTTCGGGTCGGCAAACTCGCCGGCCCGGATGCGATCCACGAACTGGAAAAACCTCGTCACCGGCAGTGGGCGATCGAAATACTGCCGGCTAGGGAGCATGGCCATCGCCTCGGCGGCCCGCTGGAGCCACCCAGGAGTCGCAGCAAGGTCCACCCAGCCGTCGGGCGGCGTAAGGTGCGGCCAAGGCTCCGCCCGCTGCGTCGCGTTCCAGGAGGCCGCGAAGCGGCCCCATTCGTCGGCTGCCCATCCGGGTTCGCAAAAATCGTTCTCGCCACCCGTGTGTGTGTGTGTTTCTTCGTTTTGGGAAGGGGTTGGGGATGGGTTTTGATTTGGATTTGGATTTGGATTTGGATTTGGAGGCGATGTTTTTGCGATGCCGTTTGCGATCGGTTTGCGATCGGTTTGCGATCCGTTTGCGATCGGCTTGCGATCACCCCACCTCTTTTCGTTGCCGTTCCGGCCCGCCTCTGACCTGGCTTCCCTAAGTTCGCAAGCCTTCTCGCGGTGCTGCTCCATCCGCTCGTTTCGTCGCAGGCCGTCGTCGCCGATCGGGAACTTCGGCTCAAGGATTTCCCACACACGGCCCACGCCAGGCGACACCAGCTCCAGGCGGCTCAAGTCAGCCGGCAGGCTTCCGGAGTCCCACTGGATCACCAGGAGCCGGATGTAGTGGCCAACCTCCTCGGCGGTCCACATGGCCGTCGAGGCATAGAAGTCACGGCCAAAAAACGGCATGTAGTGGTCAACTGTGCGTGCCAACTGATTCTGTCCTCTTGTTTGCGGAATCCTCTGCAGCGGCGTGATCCATCAGCCACTGGCGACGAAACGGCTCCCAATCGCCCTGGCCTCCGGAGCATCGCCAGTTGATGTAGGCGATCGCGGCCTGCGTGATGAGCGGGTCTTCGGTCTTTTTCTCGTTGCTCATTTCCCAGTCTTTAATGTCGCAAGCCAAGCAGCCGTGCTGCATAGTCGTGCAGCCTGGAATACGGGCTCCGGCACATAGTCCTTGCTGCCCTTGGCCTCGTTCCACACTCGCTGGCAGGCATCAAGGAGTGCCGGGGCATACGCGATCAGCCTCGCGTTTGCGTTTCCGTTGTCTTCCGGAGTCGGAACGACATAGGCGATGTCGCTTCCTCCGCGCTGAAAAACAATGCGAAGCGAGTCTTCGCCGCCAAGTGGAAATTCAAGCTTGATGAAGTTGTCGGGGTGTGTTTCCCAAATCACTTTTGGCACCCCTTGGTTGGATTGCTGAACCCAGCCTCATCAACACGAATGCCGTCCATGTAGTCGATTGAGTCGGCGAGATTGTCGATTGCAGCTGCGATCGACATTCCAGCAGATGTGATTCCCATAACTGCCTCAGTCAACGATTTGACAAATCCTCCGGAATCGTCGCGGGCACCATCTGTCCCGACTGGAGTTATGGCGTTTGCAAAGCACCTAATAGCGTCTGCAACTTCGTTCATTTCGCTAGGCTTCATCTCAGTAACCTCGTTTGTAAGAGCTTTATTGAACTACAAGCCGATGCCTTCATCTGCCCCGTCAGTACCGCGCGCTTCAAACATCGCAGACTTGATCGCCGATTGTGCGGCGGCGCGTATCTCATCTGCGGACTCTGGAAACTCATCTGCCAGCCACTCGTGATCTACAAATACAAATCCTTCGTGGATTACAAACTGTGCTGCGTCCGCAAGGACGAACATCATCGCAATCGCGTCACTGCCAAAGAACACGCCGGCCGGAAAGAAAACACTTTGCCCATGCACTCCGTATGTCCGCTGCACGTCAGTAAAGCCAGGCATGGATGTCTCCGGCTTGCGGTACATCTGGATGGTGCAAAACTCGTCTTTATTGTTGTTACAAACCACGGCGATTTAGCTCCTCGAAGCCTTCCAAATCCTCCAGCAAGCATTCCGATTCAATCTGCAAACGCCGCCGCTCAATCCCCTGTATGACACTTCCACGTCGGCCGCAACTCACCAATCACGTCCGCGATCCGCTCCAATGCCACCGCAATCCGCTCCGCATGGTCGTCGTTCACCACGCGAACGCCGGCCACCGGCAACAACTCGCGATCGGCTCCGACGGATGCACGCCCATCCCTCTTCGCCTGGCACCGCTCAAGCAGTGCCTTCGCCGCCACCGGGTCCACCCACACCGGCCCAATCCGAAACTCGCTGGTCAAGCGAACCAGCTTCACGGCCGGAATAACGTCCGAGTTGTGTGCGTCGCTGAGAATCTTTTGGTCCGTGACGCTGTCGGTAATGTCGGCGATACGCACCCAGCCGTCCGGAACTTCCGACAAGTTTGTGATGATCTTGGACATCTCTATGCCCTCCTGTATTCACACTCGCCACCCGCCACCTCGCGGCCCGTCCGCTCAATGGCCCCCGTCTTCCGCAACTCGTGCAGCCGCTTCGATACCTGGGCCACCGTCAGCCCCGACCGTCGTGCGATCTCGGTCTGGCCCGCCGGCCCGGCCTCAAGCGCCGCGAGGATCTTGGCCGCGTGCTCGCCGCGGATCGCCGGCACCTTGGCCGCCGCTGCAGCGGACGTTGGCGGGTTGGCCGCCCGAAACAGCGGCAGGCCGTTGATCGCGTCGATGCTGGCTTGCAGTGCCATGTCAGTCCCCCGTCCAGTTCGTGCCCGGCCGCGGCCCGGCGTCGCCAAGCCGCGGCTTGTGGTTGCCCCATCGCTCAAACCACGCCGCACGCACGGCCAGCTCGTCGGCGTAGGGGCGGTTTCCGTCCATTGACTCCATGGCCACCTCGTTGGCGATCCGCATCGCGGCGTGCCGGTCGCTGGCTGAGTTGATGGCTTCTAGTGCTTCTTCGATGGTCATGCGATCTCCCGTTTGGCAGCCTTCATGACGGCCACGAAATGCCGGTGCGTGTAGCGAAAGTGCCCGTACCGCCTCTCTGGCGTCGGAAGGCCCGCGAGCACCTTCCGCACGTCGTGCCAGGTCATGGGCGATCCTATCGCCCGGAGGGCGTCGATGATGTCACTGCGGCGGTGCCACGTCCGGTTGTGATCGCCACGCATCTGATCGAACTGTCGCCACATCCTCATCGGATCGCCTCCGAGAGATCCGCGACAAGCCTTTCGGCCTCGGCCTTCACCGCCATGAGCGATCGCTGTCGCTGCATTAACGTCGTGATCTGACGCTGCAGCCGTTCGATCTCGGCGTCATGCCACCCGTAAATCAGCCGTCGAATCCATCCCATCGAAATACCCTCCATGTGTATTTGCCTCGTGACGTGAGGCCGCCGGTTTGGACACGCTGGGGGAGTTTCATCGCTCCAAACTGCCGGTGTATGCGTGGCCATTGGCACGCGACGACCGCCGGCGGCGTCACACGATGGCCGATGAATCGCAGCCACTACGGCCCGTGTCGGCCGTGACTTGTTGGATCAGCTCCTCGAGCATTTGTTGGTTCTTGCGAAGGTCCGGTACGCACGACCTGGCCGCGTCCTCCCGGCGGTAGTGCCACTTCTCGTCAAACGGGTAAATCGTGTCGCCGTACTGCGCTCGAACGAACTGCCGGCCGTCGAGGACGATGCTCTCGCCCTTCTCGTAGGAGAGTTGCCAGCCGTTCCAATGGCTGCCAACGACGGTTGCTCTGTAGACAGTGGCCATGTGGTCCTCAGAACGGCAGGTCTTCGCCCGGCGCCGGACGCTTCGGCACTGGCGTCGTCGCCGCCGACTCGCGTGCGGCTGGCTGCGAATGGGACGACGCGGCCACCGCGTTGACGTACACAGTCAACTCGCCGTTTTTCTTGGTCCCACGCTTGGTGGTCACCGCGATCCGCTTGTCAACGAGATTCGGCCCTAGACCTTGGTTTGGGGCGATGCCGACGTGCTGGGCGATCGCCATCGCCATGGCGCAGTCGCGGCGCTCCGTCGGGTCAAACCACTTCACAAACTCGTTGTATGACTCGTCGTCAGGCCGAAACGTGACAATCAGCTTCTTCACGCCCTCGGGCGAAACCCACTCTTTCGTCTTCGTGATGACGCACTCGTGGGTGCCGTCCGGCACGCGGGCGTCTGCGGCCACAGGGTCGTCAATGAATGTGTCGAACCTCACGTCGTCACCTCCGGGTTGTGGGTCTTGTTGCCGACCCGCACGATGCGGTCGGCGTCACCGATCAGTGCGTCGTCGATCAGCGACTTCGCACGGTTGAAACTCATGGCACCACGCTTGAACGCGAGGACCGCGTCCTCGACGATCTGCATGGCGGCCGTGTGAGCGACCTCTTCGGTCCGCTCGTCGTCGCTGCGGCTCATGCTGGCACCTCCTGCGGGTCGATCTGCTCGTGCCGCTTGTTGATCTCGCCGTCCAACTTGTTCCGCTGGCTCTCGGTCAGGTCGCCGGCCGTCACGGCCTTGTCGGCCTCGTCGGCGATCTGCCCCAACTCCTCGACGGTGGTCGCGGCCCGCACGCGGTCGAGCCAGCCCGGCTTGGCCGTCGTGGCCGGCACGCCCACGAACAGCGGGGCCAGTGCCGCGATGTCCATCGGGATCTCCGGCGGCAAGCCGCAACGGTTTTTCGCGTCCCACGCGGCGGCACGCTCGGTGTGCAGCACACGCTCCTTGCCGCCCTTGGCCCGCGTGCGACCGTCTTGGCCTTCGACAAGCCGCGTCTTGTAGTTGGCAAACAGGATCGCGTCGGCCCACTCCTTCACCAGCGGCCCGCTCTGTTTCGTTAGCTTCAACTCAAAACGGTCGTACCCTTCGTCCATGTCCGGCGGGCTTGTGCGGGCCACCTTGGTGTGAGCCACCAACACGACGTTCATGCCCTTATTCACAAGCATGTCCAGGTCGTCGAGAAGCCGCGACACGGACTCCGCCACCATCGTGTAGCCCTTGCCGAACCCGAAGTCTTCGATGCTCCGCTTGTTGGCGTCCTTCAACAGCTTTTCGATCAAAAGCCGCTCGGCCCAGTCCATTGAGTCGATGACCAACGTCTGAAACCCTTGCGTGTCGCCGCCCAGCTCGACCAGCGACGCCTTGAGCGTTGCCCAATCGCCGCACGTCACGCGGGCCACGTCTAGGTGGTTCGTGCCGTCCTCGGTGTCGAGCACGATCGGTGCTGGAAACTGCGCCGCCAGCGTGCTCTTTCCGATGCCCTCCACGCCGTGGATGACGACACGCGACGCCGTCTTTCTCACCCCTCTTGTGATCTTCATCGCCCTACCTCCCTGCTGACTTCCACGGATGCCGCCTCCACCGCCTGGCGGAGAAACAGCACGTCACCCGGGTTGACTCGATATGTGTTGCCTTGCAGTCGCTCGAGCGATGTCAGCAGCAGTGCCGCCGCACGGTGAACCCGTAGCAGCCTGCACTCCAACGCCGACGCCACGCCATCACGAGCCCGTACCGTCTTGTTGCTCTGTCCCTGCAGTCCCATCCCGCTCCTCCAGTTCCGTTCTCAAAATCCGCACGTCATCCGGTGCCTCGATCCCGATCCGTGCCCGTGGCCAGCCGTTGAAATGGCTGATCTCGTTGAGGTGGACCACGATGTCCTTTCCGATCCGGATTGACTCACCTTCCCGCCGCGTCAAAACGAGCATCCGTACCTCCCACCAACTCGCCTGCCGTGGCTCGTTGGCACACTCCTGTCAATGACCGGCTCCGCCGGCCTCCGTCCCGACACGATCCGTCGTGCCGGTGTCCTTGTCGGTCCACACTGATCCACGCCACTGGCGTCCGGTCGCCTGTTGGCGACGGCGAACGTCAGAGATGCGGAGCATCGTCTGGTAGTCGGTGTGCAGGGTCGCCGCGACCTGCTCCTGCAGTTCGCCCAGTTGGTCGCGGGCCTCGGCTACGGCGTCGAATAACGCCTCTGCGTCACCTGCCTCAATCCGCTCGTCGATCGTGAGGTCGATCACGTCGTTGAGCGGCAGGCGGCATGACGGGATCGCCATGCAGTCGATCGCCCGCTGCCGCAGCACGCCGCAAATCACTGCGACCTGTACCGCAACCTCGCGTCGGGCTTGCCAAACAGCGACTCCTGGGCGTCCGGCGGGGTCCAGTCGCACACATCCCCGCGTCGCCTCCGCTCCTCGGCCGGCGACCAGCTCTGCCGGATCGCACTGGCCAGCAGCTTGATCGTGATTTCGTTTGGGTCCGCGTACCTGACTTCCAGGTTCGCGTCGAGATCGGCGTCCATACCGGGTTCCCTTCGTTTTGCGGGATGCCGGTGCTGCTTTTCGCTTTGCCATCGGCGTATCCCTCGCCTTGCCTACCCACCAGTCACAGCGACCGGTGGCGTCTGTCCTTAGGTGTACGGAAGTTCACGTATGCGTCAACTCGTTTTTTCGTGCGTCCAGCACGGGGAAAACGGTTAGTTGAGGAGTCGAAACCCTTCGCCCGCCAAGTCTGTGCGTTGTCGTACAGACCGGGCGATGCACATACCGACGTTGAACAGCGTGTACCGTTCGTCATCGGTGGGCGGGAGTGTACGGTATCGTACAGACCGGTCAAGAGCAGGTTCGCATTTTTCTGCAAACCGTCAGAATGCCGCTACTTCTTGCGGGAACGCGGGCCTCGTGGGCCGCCTCCGAGGCTCGGGTCCAGGCTGGACTCGTAGCTGCGAATGAACCTTTTGACTTCGTCTTCGTCAAAGACCCATGCTCGAGCACCGTGGCGTCGGCCTTTGAGCAAGCCGTCGATGGCAAATCGACGCACGCTGGCGGTGGAGAGCCCCATCATTTCGGCCACCTGGCCGGTGGAAAGCGTTCGGATTTTGATCGTTGCCATGACCATGTTTCCTATCGTACATACCCCGTTTCAGCAGTCAAAATCGTCAAAGTTGGAAACCTGCCCGACGCCGACATAAAGTCGAGTCGTCGGGCAGGTTTCGACTGGAGGCGAGGGGAGTGGCAATCTCCCCCGCCGGTGGTATGTACAGCCGTGCAGTAGCGGCGTAGTCTGCCTGACAATCACAAAAGGGAGACTGTCATGGCACTGACGATTCGGGAGGTTACGGAGCGTTACGCTCTGCTACGTGAGTTGAAGCCCCACACGATCGCGCTCTACGCGATGTTGTGGGACAGGTTTGAGCGGTTCCTTGGAAGGCCGGGCACGGTGCTCGACTTCGACGACCTGCTGGTGTCGAAGTATCTGAGGTGGCGAGCCGAGACACCTGCGTGGCGTGGGCGGTTGCCGTCGGCCGCGAGCGTGCGGAAGGATCGCGTGATGATCGCCGCGGTCTGGACCTACGCTGCCCGCAAACGGTGGGCATCGGAGTTTCCGGAGTTGCCAAAGATCAAGGTGCCGAAGCGGCTGCCGGTTGGCCGTGCCTACACCGCGGCCGACGTGTCGCAGTTGATCCGCACTGCCAAGAAAAGGATCGGCAAGGTTGGCGGGCTGCCGGCGAAGTGGTGGTGGCCTACGCTGATTTACGCGGCCGTATGCACTGGCGAACGCTACTCGGCTCTCACCGCCCTGCGGTGGGACCAGGTGGACCTTGAGCGGCGGCGGGTGATCTTTCTTGGTGCGACGCGAAAAGGAAGCACGAGGGACATAGAGCGGTCGATCACTCCGCAGCTCGCGGAGATGCTGGCCGAGCACCGTCAAGGGCCGGACGACTTGGTATGGCCGTGGGATCGGCGGACCAGGTCGCAGTGGGCGTCGTTGAAGGTTCTGTGCGACTCGGCTGGAGTGCGGTATCGGGGATTCCACGGCCTACGCCGGACGGCAGCGAGTTATGCCGCATTGGCCGGCGGCACCGCAGCCGCAACATTGCTGCTCGATCATTCGGACCCGAATCTCCAAAGGGTCTATGTCGATCCTGAGATTTGCCCGACTGACCAAGGAGGGGTGACGTCTCTTCCGCCCCTGGACCTAGACGATCCGACGCCGCCAGCACCGGAGCCACCACCTGCCGCAAGCGATTTGCCGGATGTGTTGAAGTTTTGGCCGCCGGAGGATCCGGCGGCTTGAATGTCGTCTCTGGGCGCGGGATCATTCCCGCCGAAAGAGAGGGTCGAATGAACGACATTCGGATTCCAGGGCCAGACGGTGGCGTGTCGTGGAAGCAGCTTGCTTTGTTTGGCGGTGCCGGCCTGCTGATTATGTCGGTCGGCACCGCTTTTCTTGGCAATCATCCGCTACTGAACGTCCATAACAGCGTGATGATTGACGCTATTTCCAGCTACGAAATGGCGGCACGAAATGGTGGCGACGAGTTTGACCTGCACAATAAGGCAGCATTGGCCGCGGAAGCGGCGTTGATGGCAAAGGACGAGCAGGAGTACCGAAAGTGGGTGAAAATACGAAACACTCATGCCCGCAACATTGGCCTGGCGGTGCCGTCTGTCGAAGAATCTGTCGGACCCGTTGACCATGCCCTCAAAGCACCCGTGGTTGCACCTCCGCCTCCATTCAAGGTGAAGTGGAAGGAGCCGGTTGGCAGCGGTCGAGGCAGTGGAGAGTTCGGGCCACGGCCTAGTCGCGGTCAGTAGGAGCACGCCGCGATCAGCGGCGGGCGTCCTCGGCCTCTTGTCGCCCCGGCTGGCGGAGGGTCGATAAAGGGGTGCCA